CCAACACCGAGCGCCTTATCCGCTGGCGCGTCGAATACACCCGATTGACCGCGGACGTAGATAACTGGCTCCGAATTATCGGGCGCAACACTTTACCTGATGCAAAGGAGCATCACAAATGAAACGCTACCGACTTGTGCATGGCCAGCAGACCCGAAGCGCCCAGCGCTCCGACACCAGATTAGTTGAAGACCCCAACGGGGAGTGGGTTAGGTACCAAGACGTTCACCCCGACCAGCCCCAGACGCCGCCAGAGGTTTGGGTTAAACTTTACGAAAACACCCACGACCACGGAGCCTAACATGGATTTTGAACTTGATATTGACGCGCTGGGCGATGACTCGCTTCAAGACATCCCCACCGACGTATTGCTGACCTTGCTAGAAGGAATATTTGCAGAACTTGTAGCCCGTGTTGAGCGTTCAGAGAATAGGAAAAGCGTAAACTAATGACCAATAAAGACCCGCCGGCACGTAAGCCACGAAAGAACCACCCATGGAAGGTATTTAACCCGCCGGCCACCAAGCAACAGAAACTTGAAGAAATCAACAAGGCAGAAAAGGTAGTGCCTTGGACTAACCGAATGGGAATAAAGAAATGAACCTAGACACACGCATTGAACAACTTGTAGCACTAGAAAAGGCTGGCTTCCCCGAGGCCGAGATTGCCAAAGCCGCGTTTGACATCCTGTACGACGTTGCCAAGGCCAAAGGCATAGCGGACGATAACACGCCGAAGTATCAGGCGGCGATGGAGTTTATTAAAGCGAACGCCGCGTGATTACCGTCGGCGTTGACCCCGGCTATTCTGGGGCCATTGTTGCGGCGCGCGACGGCAAAGTCTTCGCCGTCCACGATATGCCGTTGATGCAAGGAAAGGCCGGCAAGAACCTGCTGAACCTGTCCGCGATTAGCGACATATTCGTGAAGCTAATCCGCAACTGTGACGGCCAGCCAATCCGTGTCCACATCGAACGGGTGAGCGCTATGCCGGGCCAAGGCGTGTCGTCGATGTTCCGTTTTGGAGAGGGATACGGCGCAGTTCAGGGCATCGTTGCCGCCCACGGACTGCCCATCACGTTCATCGGCCCGCAAGAGTGGAAGAAGCCGCTGGGCCTTATCGGGGCGGATAAGGACTACGCCCGCACCCTTGCAATACAGACCTTCCCTGAACTATCATCGCAACTTGCTCGGAAAAAAGACATTGGCCGGGCAGACGCAATTTGGATTTGTTTACATACTGGAGCAAAATGAATACCGCAGAAAAAATTGATTCGTACCAAAACGTTCACGCCGAGATGATTGAGAAAGCCAAGAAGGGCGCTTCCAAGAACGGCGCGAAGAACAAGACTTACATTTACATGGCCGACGGCACGATTGAAACCATCATCGGCCTTGCAGAAAAACTTGGGGTTAGCCCCGAGGCCGCGCGCAACAGGGTCAAGACCCGGCAAGCCAAGAGCATCCCCCTTACCATTACTAACTTGAAGGACATTAGCAAATGACTGACACCACTATACCCCCGGCGTTCGATATTGAAGACAAGAAGCAGATGGTCGGCTGGGAGCCGCGAAGCCGCGCGCGCTGGTCTGACATGGACGTTGCACTCGTCCGCGAACACTACGCCAAGATGTCGGCCGCCGACTTGGGCAAGATGATTAACCGAAGCCCCGTTGCCATCGCCAATCTGGCCAGCCGTCTGGGTTTGAAGAAGACCAAGGCCGAGCGCGGCGACACCATTTCCCATGGCCGTCTGCGCCTGAAGAAAGACAAGGCCGCGTTAGTCGAGGCCATGAAAGAAGCCCGGCGGTTCTTGTTCGACCAAGACCATTTCTCGGCTATCCGCGTTTTGGAACTGGCGATTACTGCTTACGAATGAAACCTTATCCATACCAAGAAGTAGGCGCGCGCTGGTTGATGTCCAAGAAGCGGGCGTTGTTGCTGGACGAGATGGGCTTGGGCAAAACACCGCAAGCCCTAATCGCGGCGGCTATGTGCAACGCCCGAACCATTGGCGTCATCTGCCCGGCCATCGCTCGGACCAACTGGCGCCGAGAGTTTGACCGCTGGGTCAACAGTAGCGCCGACTTTTTCGTCGAGTCGTACGACAAGGTCGTGTCCCGTGACGACGTCCGTAAAAAGATGATGAACCGCGATATCTTGATTATCGACGAGGGCCACTTCCTGAAGAACCGAACGGCCAAGCGAGTGACGGCTATTTACGGGCGTCATGCTTGCGGCGACGGCGTGATTGCGACCTGTAAGAAAGTCTGGGTGCTGACCGGCACCCCAGCCCCGAACGACGCGTCCGAGTTATGGACGCATTTCCGCGCCCTGTTTGGTGAGAATCTCAACTTTCGAGATTGGGTTAAGCGATACTGCCACTACAAGGAAACGCAGTTCGGGATTCAGATTATGGGCAACAACAAGGCCAACCTGCCGGAACTCAAGGCCAAGTTAAAAGCCGTATCGCTTCGCCGGGTGACTTCCGAAGTCATGGCCGAGTTGCCAGCGATTATATGGCAAGACGTCATTGTTGACGCCAAGACGGTCAAGGCCGAGAAAGAAAGCATCGAGGCGGAATCGTTACGCTTGTTGTTAGATTCCCTTGGCCCAGAGGGCGACGAACAGGCGGCTGAAGAATTAGCCCGGGCGGCGCCCCACATGGCCCAGATACGCCGACTGACGGGCCTTGCCAAAGCCCCGGCCGTTGCTGAGATGGTGGCCGAGGAACTGGACAACGGCGGAGCCAATAAGGTGCTGATTTTTGCACACCACCGGGACGTCATATCCGAGTTAAATAATCTCTTGACAAAGTATAATCCAGTAGTTATCGTAGGTAGCACGACAAACGACCAGCGGGTTAGCGCGATGGATGCGTTTCAGACTGACCCGAACTGTCGGGTGTTTGTTGGGCAGATTACGGCGTGTTCGACAGCCATTACGTTGACCGCCGCAAATCAAGTTGTGTTCGCTGAAGCAAGTTGGACGCCGGCGGAAAATATGCAAGCGGCCAAGCGCGCGCACCGCATTGGCCAGAAAGAAGTGGTAAAGGTAAAGATGGTTGGGCTGGCGGATTCGTTGGATGAAGCAGTCACCCGAGTATTAGCAAGAAAAGCACGAGCAGTTTCACAAATCCTAGAGGACTAACAATGAGAATACAATTTGAGTTTCAAGACGGAGATGCTAAAGCCATCTCTTTTTTCACCGCTTTGCTGAGTGCTATGAAGGCAGAGCAACAACCGGAGCAGAACCATGAAGAACAAACGATTGGAAAGCAAGACGAAGAAAGCAGTCAAGATAGAAGTAGTGAAGAAAGCGGTAGCCAAGAAAGTAACGAAAGCCCAGCCGAAACAGCCCCAACCAAGGACGCCGCGTTCTCAGCGCTCCGAGCGTATATCAGCGAGAATGGCGGCACCGCCGCAAAAACCCTCTTGGGTGAGTTCGGCGTGGCGCGCTTTGGTGAACTGGACGAAGCGCATTACGGGGCTTTGATTGCCCGTCTGGGAGCCTGATATGACCGCGCACGCTGTGTTTGGTGCATCTTCGTCGAGCCGGTGGATGTCATGCCCCGGCTCGGTGGAACTTTCCAAGGGCATCGTCGAACCGCCAAGTGAGTTCGCCGCCGAAGGAACTGCGGCGCACGAACTTTCCGAAATGGTTTTACGTACCGAACTGCACACGTCTAACTGGCTCGGTGAGAAAATCGAAGCCAGCGGTTTTACGTTCACCGTTGACGGCGAGATGGTCGATGCCGTTCAGATGTATGTCGATTTCGTGCGCGACCTGTCGGCGGAGTACGGAACCGCCCCCATGCTGGAACACCGATTTGATTTGTCAAAGCTACAACCGCCCGCGCCGATGTTCGGTACCGCCGACTGTGCGTTTTATGTCGAAGGCGAACGCCTTCTGCATATTGCAGACCTGAAGTACGGCCGAGGCGTTCCGGTCAGCGCACACGACAACCCGCAGTTGAAATACTACGCTTTGGGTATGTTGCTGTCGTTGCCGGCCGATAAGCCGGTGCGTACGGTTCGCATGAGTATTTGCCAGCCGCGCATCAACAACTTCGACAACGCCGAGATTAGCGTCGAAGAACTGCTGGACTTTAGCGCGGAGTTGCTCGACGCGGTCCATGCCGCGATTAAGCCTGACGCCGCGCTGGTTCCGTCCGAATCGGCCTGTAAATTCTGCAAGGCCAAGGGCAAATGCCCAGCGTTGCGCGAAACCGCCTTGACTGTCGCTCAGTCTGAGTTTGGCGAGATACTGGACCCAGCCGAGTTGCAACCCGAGCAGATTGGCGAACTGCTGGCTAAAGCAGATATGCTGGAAGAATGGCTCCGTGGCCTACGTAATATGGCGTTGTCACAAGCCGAAGCTGGCGTTGAGATTCCGGGCTTCACCCTTCAGGCCAAGCGCGCGACCCGCAAGTGGGTCAACGAAGACGAGTTCTTGGCGTGGGCCTACGACCAAAACCTTGAGGACACCGACTTGTTTGAGCGTAAGGTCAAGTCCCCTGCCCAGATTGAAAAGCTGGTCGGCAAAAAGAATTTTAATCAGGACTTGACGGTATCGGTTTCGTCTGGTTACAATCTAGTCCCTGATGTTAAAAAGAACCGTCCGGCGCTCGGACGTGAAACTAGCGCAAGTGATGATTTTAACGTAAACCCGTAACCAAGGAAAACAGTATGTCTAAAGTAATTACCCC